GACGGACATACTTCAAGATGTTCGAGGTCATTCAACCGGCGTTTTAGGAAACGACAGTCGAGTCGTTGAAGTATCCCCCGATCTCGTGCTAAGAAGATTAGTTCTTGCAGATCTTTTCTTACGAGTACAGGATCGTGACATTTATCATGCACTTCCAAGTTCCCTTCAAGCGAGGAAGTTGCGTGAAAAGCATTTCTCAGGAAGCATAAAGTTCACTGAGAAACAGCGGGTCGCGGAAATTCATGAGGGCTTCTTACAAAAGGCAGTAAGAGGTTTGGATTACGCGTTGCGTATGAACAGAGGACCATACATCTGTTCAGGCAATTCTGTAGAACAAACATTATCTACGGTTGCAGAAACCCTTAAAGGACGCACAATTGTGCCAGAGGAAAAACTAAAATACGTACTAGATAGCTGGGAAACTATTCTAGTATTTAATTTCGTTTGTTCTCTGCTCGATAAGGAAGCCTTTCAAAGAAGCTTAGCGGTCATATATCGTGCTTTAAGCAGCTCGCTCGTAGTTGGTACGAAGAATTACGTGTACGATATCGACCTAAAAGCTTTCGCGAAAGGACTCAAGTCCTTTGGTCATTCGGTATACTTGTTAGCTCACGGTATGAACTGCCCAAGTTGGGTCAGGAAATACCTGAGAAAGCATAGTCACAGAATGATATTCACAACTATCAATAGAAGTTGGCCGTTACTTCCTAAAGATCCGAACGAAATAATAGAGCTAATGAGACGCGTGTGCAAAGCACCCGAGACTGAACGTCTTAATTATTTCGCTGGACATAAGGAGCGCGGCAACACTAAAGATATAACCACTAACATGAACGCAGTCAAACTCGAGGACGAATTACGAGTGTTCATGCGTGGATTACGTGAATACGTCACACCTTCGAAACTTCGGAGAATAGGTCAAATGACCCGTCCGCAATTCAATACATCGGGATGTATCGAATTACCTAAATCCGAAGGTGGCGCCTACGAATATTTCCGCAGAATGGTTATTGCAAAACGTATTGCAAAAACCGAAACAATTTATCAATCATCACAGTCTGAAGTCCAACTGTCCGACGACGTGGATCAATCCCAGAATTCTCTTCAAAAAGAAGACCCAGACCCTAATCAAGCGATCGGTGGCTTTGTAGATCTCCGACAATCCTCTGTCTCACGACAAGAAGAGGCCTCGGAGGGACCAAGTGGTACACCTAGCTTGCAATCGGGAATGCAATCTTCTTTTAGAATTAATCCTCAGGATGATAACACGCTCCTCAAGTCTATCAGCTTCAGTGATGATGTCAAATTAGCGCTGACCACGACGCGTCAACTGGCTCTCAGCCAAGTCAACTGGAACTTATTCGAATTAGAATCCGTTGACGTAAGTCACCAGAAGGAAATTACAAAATCGTTTCCAGAATTGGTGGCTGAAGAGACGGCTAGCGCGCGCTTGACTGATACAATTGTTTCTTTATTCACTTTAGACGAGTTAAAAATCCACAGCAATGATCCACAGAAATTTCCTGAATTCGACGAACCCCGAAGTTCAGTCGAGACAGAGAAAACTATGGGCATTGCCGCGGATCGAGTTAATTTCTGTACTCGGGACGAATGGTTTAATGAGGTTCTCCGCACTGCTGTAGAGAAGCCCATTGAGATTCCCCTCCTACCGGAAGTCATCTCGGAACGAGGAGCCAAGTACCGTGTTGTCACGAAAACAACGGCACTTGCCTCGGCAGTCCTCTCAGTAGCTCATAACAAAGCTACAGAATTCTTGAAAGAAATTCCAGGAATTAGAGAGGGCTTCCTCCTAAGAAAGTCCAATGAGTGTTCAAAGACATTGGACTAAAGGAAATAGCACAAAAGCTAACAAGAACAGTCATAGATCCGCACAATGATGTTAACGTATCTTTTCAGAACGTCAACTGCAAATTGTACGAATCAGACTGTAAAGATTCCACCGACTATATTGACCCTAGATATGCCAATATAGTGATGGAAGAATTGTGCGATCTCCTCAACATCAAAGGAGTTGAGCGTCAATATGCATTCGCCACTATCGATACAACGGGCAAGCGTTACATCGAAATAGTCGAACCGCTAATAACTGAACGTTATAGATATTACGATGCACCATTCCCATCCGCAAAGATGGTGAATCTGCGTAATGCACCTAAAATCGGTGGATATAATGTTCGTACAGGCAAGCTTTTAGAGCAATGGGAGGAAGTCTTAGCACGTCGAGACGGGCTAAGAGGCACCTCCGATCCTTTTCAAGAAGCTAATACCTGGAAGTTATACAAAGGGAAGGGGTTTTCGAAAAGACTCAACCCCCCTCCTCAAGATATTGACCGGGTGTACAGAGATGAAGAAGTGTACACCTGTGAGACAGCGAAACGGTTAGCTGTGGATGGAATACTCCCGTATTTCTCCACCGTTCGCGTCCAAGATGAAAAATCTATGTATGTGTGTCGATACGCGATACGCAGAGGTACGCAAATGGGACTCAGAATGAGTTTTCCCATCCTCTGTATATTGCACTTATTCGCTGCTAGACATCGCCCAGACTGTGCAGTCTTCGGCGACGATTTACTAGCATGCTGGTCCGAACCCGTGATATCGGACTACCTAGGTCGCATGAAATCCCTTGGTTTCGTCATGAATGAGGACAAGACATTCAGGTCGAAAAAAAGAGGACTATTCTGCGGCAACTGGATTAACGCCCACGGCAAGCCCATCCGATTTCCAGATGTCAAGACGTGGATTACTCCAAAGGTTGAAAAAGATATCGACACAATACTAAGATTGAAAGAGGTTTATAACGAGTCTTATAAGACTTCTAAGGGTGAAGTCAGGACTCAGATAAAACGTCTTCCTCATCTACTATTCAAAAACGTACTTAATGCTATTGATCTTCCATTGCACATCCCAGAGGAATTCGGAGGATTCGGTCTAAAACCCTACAACGGCAAAGGTAACCAACTTACCTTGCGTTGCAATCGGGTATTAAAGGGTTTAGACAGCTTGGCCAAACGGGAATGGGTTCAACAAATCCGTTCGCAATGGGCCACGGCGGCCGCTCACGCTAGAATCCGAGAAATCACTAGTGCAATAAAAGAAAACGTCGAAAACGTGTCGTCTTCGGAACCAAAGGAAATGGTAACGAAGTTCAAGTACTCAAATAAGTCTTTTAATGAGCTAAAAGACGACTTTGTAGAACTTAGAGAGGTCAAAAGACCTACAGTCACAGACGTAACGGAGCCGTTAATCGCAAAGGTCATGAGCGATCTCCAATACGCCCTAAACGACGAATTCTCGAAATTCAAAA